AGTTCCTCATGGGACTACTCATCGCTGCCCTCTTCCTCGGATACTGTGTTGCTTGCTACCTACATGGTAAAGCCACACGGCTTCCTATCATCACTCGCCGCAAGACACCACACATCAACATATAACATATAAAGGAACATAACATGAACGTACATAGGTATACACGAATCAACCAAGCACCACTCACCCAAATTAACGAAAGGCTCATAATTCTTCGGAAATCTGACAGCATTATCAATGACCTACTGGTTCGAGCGGAGATAGACTCCACAATCGAGGCACTAACAATCTCAAGGGAGAAGATCCAACAAGAGATCAAGTCACTTACTTCCCGTCTCACAATCCGTTCGTGAGAAGACAAGGATCTCCTGCAGCTGCGCCACTCGCTGCGCTCGCTTGCTCGCTTCGGAGCCCGCTACGCGGCGCTTCGCGTCCTTGCTTCTCCCGCCCGGTTGTGAGCCTGGGTTTGTGTTAAGAGAGAAGAATATCTCGATACAACAGCAACTCGAAAGGAAACAGTCATGACTGCCAAGAATGTTCTCGCCAACTCCGCTCTGTATACTGCTCTCGTCATGGCCATCGAGCCTCTCGTCAATGCACTCGACATGGATGTCGGTGAAGGCGATCAGGACACTGGCCACGAACGCCCGAGCCAGAAGGATGTCGGCATTCGCATCGTGCTCGGTGGCTTCTGCCAGTCGATCCACAATCAGCTCTATGGCGACTACACCACGAGCACTGGCTCCAAGGTTCCGAACGTCTATCGTCGGTTCATGGACTCGGAAGAGCATGTCGGCTCCAAGGAATTCCAGGAGCGTGTCGAGAATGGCACCATGTCCACTGCCGACATGAAGGCCCTGGACTGGTACGCCAAGAACGAAGCTCGCTTCAACTGGCTGACTGAGCTCGACAACGTGTTCAAGCAGCAGTACCAGGACGTGACCGGCGAGACCTGGAAGCCCTACGAGCGCAAGGCTGCCACGTCGGAAGTGTCCGACAAGCGCAAGGCGATCCTCGCCAACATCAAGGCTCGCAACGCAGCCTGATGCCACCAGCTACAGTAACCTGAGCAAGTTCTTCTGGCCTTGTAGGCGAAACAAAACTGCTCATCTTATTCAGCTATGGCCTGAGCAAGCCATTTTAATAAACTGCTCAATTAATTCCACTCGGGGCACCTGAGCAAGTTCCTCTTCCACCGGCATGCAATGTCAACGGATCAAACAAAACTGCGGGTATTAGGTCAGACACACTTCCTATCATAACTCCGCCACGAGATGCTTTCCTATGTCCTTCAAAGCCTGGGCCAGGGCTAACGCTCCAAAAGCATACACGCCCCCTAAGCAGCCTCCCAAAAGCATTGAGCCTGTGCTCTCGGTAGAGACTATACAAACTGAGTTCCAGCCAGGCGATCAAATTCACTATGTAAACTCACTCGAACAAATACGATACGGTCGATTTGTTCGGTACGAGGGTGGTAATGTCTACGCCTACTTTGGAAACACACCACAAGAATCTGAACGAAATACATTAGAAACTCATACACGACGCACAAATGTTCGTCCAGGATGGCCTGACAACCCACGCAATCGTGTCATTGAGCCTGTAGCTCTGGCTGATGTGTTTGATGAATGGGACGGATTCTAGGTCAAACAACCTCAAGGTCTTCCTATCATAACTCCCATAGGACCTCTAACCATGTCTTTCAAAGCATTTGCTCAACGTACAAATCCAATCAAACCTACCAGAATCAAATCAGACAATCCTTGGGAACCTGGGCAAAAAGTACAACTAAAGCACGCCCCAGGCTACGGCATTGGAACAATAACAACATTCGAAATTGCACAAACACATTGGTCACCTAACATAAGCAACGCCTACGGCCCTGAAATAATATGGGTCTTCTTGCCAAGAAGTCACGCAGGACCAAAACCTCTTCAGTTCCACCGTGATGAACTAATCCCAGTCGCGTAATACCCCTTGCACCTGAGCAAGTGCCACCTCCAAGGACTATAAGCTAAGTTCACGTCTGATGAGACCCAGTAAGCTATCTTCGGGTAGCCCAACAGTTAATAGTCAGGTGACGACCCTGAGTGTTCAAACGAGCGACTAAACTGCTCCTTTTAATTCTACTTCTCCTAACAGCGGATCTTAACGCCATGAAGAAGCTCGCCTCTACCACCTCTTTCCCTATCTACGACACACACATTCCCTGCAAAATCCTCATGGGATGGGAGTACGAAATAGATATTCCAGGGATATACACAAATGATCGGTGGGTTAAGGAAAAAACAGCAATTCAGAAACGCCTCGGTAATGAATTCCAATTCAGAATGGATGGAGGCCATTACGATCAGTCTCTTGGCATGACGACCTGTGGTATCGAAGTATGCTCACCAGTAGCTCCTCTCTATGTTCTCAAACAATGGGCAATTCAACTCAAACCATTCACTGACAAAACAGAAGTACATAATGGACCATTAAATAATGGAGGTATCCACGTAAACATTTCCAAAACAGATTTCACAAACAAACAATGGTCAAAAGTAAAACTCTTTCTTCATTGTCCAAAGTACTACGATCTTCTTTTCAAACTATCAGACCGATCTTCTCTATCTTTTAATCACAATGCCCGACAAACAATTACTGAATGTGAAAATCGCAAATACGGAATCATTACAGCCTCCAAGTCCTACGCCTACGAACTCCGAATGTTTGGAGCTCACTCTGACACCTTCCTTCCTGCCCTCGAATTTGCTGATGCTCTATTCCGCTACGCAGCCACCGTAGACGCTATTACACCCGATGAGTTTTTCTCTTGGGTGAACCAACACAAAAAATACCAGATCCTCGCTGCCTACATCCACCAGAAACTGAACCACAATGACTCTTCGCTTCATCATCCGTCCTCAGGGAATCCTGTCAACGCCCAAGCTGCTTAAGCAAGCACTTGGAGCCCAACGTACTCTTCGGTGGCCAGGCCCCTCCCATCGTAAGCCAAGCTACTCCAAAGACTTTTTCCTTACTTATCCACCAATCGAAGAGCTAGAAGAATATGCCCAGATACCGAATAATCTCTCCATCAGGTCGCGATCGAGGAATTCAGGAACACTCTTTGGAGGGTGCGACACACCTAATCAACGCTGGATGGACGCTTACCGAAGTGCCCGAGCCTTCGCCTCAGCCACCAAGCCGAGCCAGCGACTTCTTCTCCACCAACACGGGTTCCCCGTACCCCGAACCTCCTCCTCCTCGGGCAGCGAATACACTTGGTTCGGGGTGGACAGCAGTGGACGAGATCTCGGACTTCAACCCAAGTACATCGTTCGTCCTCTTCGGCACTCGGGCGGCCAGGGCTACCGCCTCACCGACAATCCGTCAGACTATGAAGAAGGAAGGGAATACATTCAAGAAGTTTATCCAAAAAACCATGAATACCGGATCATCGTAGTCCGAGGCAAGCCTCTCTTTACACTCTACAAACGCAGGCCAGAGACCCTTACCTACGACCAACCCTGGAATCATGCCAATGGATCTTCTTTCGTTACTGTGGATAATCCCGATAACAATCGGCTACGACATACTGATGTCTACGAACGAATCAACAACGCTTCCGGACTACTGAACAATCTCGATCTTGTCGGTATTGACGTAATGTACGCAAGGCGTGGTGAGTACGTCATTACCGAATTCAACCTGTGTCCAGCCATTACTCTTGAACACAACCTTCAGAAGGTAGCAGAACATGTCAATTCAGATTCCTTTCTCTCGCGATGACCTGTCCCTTCGTCGGGCTGGCAACCTTGCCGATCTCTACAACCCACAGAAGCATGACCTCTGGCTCAACCCTAGCCTTAGTCGTGAGCCTATCCGTGTTCAGACCTTTCGCAACATGCTTCGGGCTATCTTCTCCCGCGAGAATGTCAATAACTTCGATGAGTTCCTCAAGCCTCTGATCTTCTTCAAGTATGGTCCTGAACCGGCTGCCGACTACAACAACACTATCGAATTCACCAAGACCATTCTACGTTTGATGCCTGACGAGCATCTCTGGATGATCCCTTTCATCAACTTCTACTACGCCAGCCGCAACAATACCTACGTCTCCACTACTTCATGGGTTGACTACTCTACTTCCACTCAATTCCAGTACTCCTGGGATGAACGTCGCAATACGTTTCCCTCCAACCTGGCCAATGAGACTGGTTCTGGTTCGTGCATCAACTTCATTCATGACTTCTGCACTCGCTTCTCTACCTACTGGGATACTCACGCCACCAAGACTATCGGAGAGCAGCCATTCACCTGGTACAACCCCATCGAACTTCTATTCCTGATGATCCGTGGCAAGCGCTATATGTTCACCTCAGCTGGCCGTGGTGGTGGGGACACCATTGCACCTCAGCAAGTCAAAGATCTTCTCGACCAGAATTCGGCAGCAGAAATCAAGCTCACAGTGGGAAGTGGAGGTAACTTCTCTATTCAGGTGCGCGTTCCTATCACTTACGCCAATCGCAGTCTTCTTTACCAGGTCTTCCAGTACAGTCAAGACGTTACCCAGATGCTTGATGGTCCTCGCAAGCTCAAGCACGAAGGCGTCCCTGTCTACGTCGGTGTAGAGCTGGAACTGACTACCGACTACTCCGTGGACCAGCTCATCGACGCATCCAAAGAGCCCTTCTTCATCGCCAAGCAAGATTCCTCCATCTCTGGCTCCAAGCCCAATCGCATGGAGCTCGTCACGATTCCTGGCTCCTTCAAGTACCTGAAGCAGCAGTACGCCATGTGGTTCAACAACCTGAACTACCAGAAGTTCGACTGCACCACTCAGACTTCCAACGGTATGCACGTCCACGTTGACCGCAAGGCATTCGATGACGACTATCACATTCGCAACTTCTGTTGGTTCATCAACAACCCTGCCAACACTCCCTTCATCGTGGCTATGTCTGACCGTGGCTCCCTCCAGGCCATGCAGAACTATACGCCGTTTCTTCCGTTCCCCTATGGCACCACTCGTACCAACGCCTTCAAGCAGTGCCACCGTCTTCTGGATGGCCACCGTGGAGCTACCAACCTCAAGAACGGATGGGCACGAGCCAAGACCGTAGAGGTTCGTATCTTCCGAGGGATCGTCAGCTACGCAGCTATTGTCAAGAACTTGGAGTTCGTGGAGTCTCTCTTCCACTTTACCCAGAGCCTTCGCAGCTACCGTGAGATGTCTCTGTCCAGCTACATCCAGTGGCTGTTCAAGTCTCCTCCCAATCGTTACTCCATCCTCAAGAAGTTCATCGAGAACCTTGAGCTGGATAAGTTCCTTCTCGCAGCAGATGTCAAAGACATCATCTTCAACGAGACTGACCCTGACAAGATTGCCCAGCTCCTCATGAAGAGTGGGCTTACCCTCACCAACGATCACATCTCTTACCTCAACAAGGGTCGGAAGCGAACCTTCACTCTCGAAAAAGATACAGGCGTCATCAATGTTCTGAAGACTAATATTTTCAAGTTGGCAAGTCTCGATGTTGAGCTTGCCAAGCGAATCACTCGCAACAACGTTGCTGCCTAACACTCACACATCTCTCTCTCTACACTAGGAATCTCTACTCATGTGTGTTATCATCGTCCGTGAACCTGGTATCGAAATTGATCCCGACAAGCTTCGATCTGCTTGCCAGGTCAATCCTCATGGCTACGGTGTCTCTGTCATCGACCGAGGCAAGATCGAAACAATCAAGAACTTCAACGAAAAGGGTAACAACCCTGACGAGCTAATCAAGATCTTCGAAGATGCCAAGGATCAGAAGGTCATTGCTCACCTTCGCTACATGACCAAAGGAGTCAAGAACCTCGACAATTGTCATCCCTTTCCTCTCTACAAGGAAGGTGACTTCGAAGCTCTCTTCATGCACAACGGCACCATCGGTCAGTTCGGTGACGGTGCCCGAAGCGATAGCCGTCACTTCGCAGAAGAAATCCTGGGTCCAATGACTCGTGCCTTTTACGGCATTGAAGGAGCCAACGTCTTCAACAACAAGACATACAAAGAAGTAATGGAGAAGTACCGTCCCGGTGGCTCCATCTTCACTGTCTACGACTCCGAAGGCAATGTCCTTAGCCTCGGTTCTGGCTACCAGCACGAAGGATGGTGGTCCTCCAATCAGTATTCGTTTGATCGGAATCACCGCTCGGACTCAAGCACCGGCTCCTTTACCGGTTACTATCGAGGTGCCTCAGCTTGGGACGATGGTTACGGCAGTAACTATCCGTGGAAGGATGGTGTCAAGATCAATCGAGAGCTGGAGCAGCACACTGCATGGCGTCTTCATGATTATTACGCACCCCACAAAAAGCAGTGGGGGCGTTGGGATGGCAATCGCTGGAATGTGAATGTTATCCTGACCAATCTCGATCCTCGCTGTGAGAAGGTGGAGGTGAAGACGGAGGAAAAGGGAAAGCTATTGTGCCTCCCCGGTGTCGGAAACGACACGACTCCCGAAAAAGTCGCAACGACATCTTCTACAAACGAAACCACCGCAAACGAAAATAACAAGAAGGAAGGTTCTGTTATCGACAACCTCAAGGAAGACTGCGCAGCCATTGGCGCTGCCATCCATGCAGCCAAGAATGCCAACCTGGAGCCTTTCGAACACGTCACTCCTGACAAGCGTGTGACCTTCGCAGAGCTGGCTGATCTGGTCAGCATCGAAGAAGTCCAGATGCTCGATGAGGAAGAACTCTACGAGCTGTGTGAACGCTGGCCTCTGGCAGCTACCATGCTCATGATGGATCTCATTTACGAGCTGTGGCGCAAGAAGCTCAATGAGCGTATTGCTGCTGTCTCTGACGCTTCTGAAGCTAAGGCTGATGCGGCTGCATTCAAGGCGGTGAACTAGTGAGCCTCAGAGACATCCTCTCCAAGTCGTCAGGCATGTATCCCGTCTCTGACTTTGACTGGACTGGCAAGGGTGACTTCACTCTCAGTGAAGAAACCACCCAGTTCATGAAGTTCGTCAACGAACAAGGAGCATACACCAACGATCTTCCTTCCCTCATGAAGCGTGAACGTCAGCTTGTCTTTGTCTATGGCACTCTCAAGGAAGGATTCCGAAACAACCGTGTTCTCAAAGGTCAAGAATTCGTAGGCTATGCCTCTACTGATAATCGCTACAATATGTTCATTACTACTGGGACCAAGGCTCCTTTCCCAGTGGCATTCCTCGAAGGACAAAAGGGTAGGGCAGGGGCCATCTTTGGTGAAGTCTACTCTGTGGTTCCTTCTTGCTTACGAGCTCTGGATTATCTCGAAAGCAATGGCACCATGTATAAACGGTTTCCGACACCTGTTTATATAGGGTCCAAAGACGGCAGCATCAAGCGTGTCCACGCATGGATGTACAAGGGACTCCAGAGCTTCTGGTCCACACGGCAGACCACTCTCAAGCAGTGCAAGCCGTGTGTCCCCAAGCACAACCCTCACTCCCACTACTACATGTTCAAGCAACCTGACGCCAAGGCATAGTCATGACTAAACGTAAACAAGTCCCTGACCCTCTCGATATCCGTTGGAATCTCGACGGTAACACACTCGAATCTGCGATTGCTTTTCTTTCTGAATTAGCAACACAACATGGAAAAGACAAGCGTATAAGTATTGAAGCTTACGAAGACTACGGTTCTCCTAGTTGTAATGTTGTACTTGAACTTACTCGAAATGAAACAGATAAAGAAATGCAAGCGCGCCTAAAACAAGAAAAAGTTCAGAACGCCCGCACTAAAAAATGGGAACGAGAACAGTTTGAAAGGCTCTCCAAGAAATACGGTAGCAAATAATTCTAATGAAAAATCATTCCCGTTGCGTAATCTGTGACTATCTTGAAGGTCACGGATCAGAACTACACGACATCCCCAACAGATGGAACAAGCGGGTACGCTGGCGCACCAAGCACAGTGAATTCCAATGTGACGACTGTTACAGTTCTATAAAGGAAGTCAACTACAAAAATCACGATTACTCCAGTAACGAATTCCTTTTTGATGACGCTGAACAAGAAGATTGTACTGTACCGCCAGCCTTGTCCCCACTGCACATCGAGTGACGCTTACCACATCTATGCTGATGGACACGGCTTTTGTTTTTCATGTAATGGTTACGACCGCATAGTAGCACAAGAATATCTTGAGCAACTTGGTGAGGTTATAGACCTTCCTATCATAAGTGACATGTCAATCGATAATCCCAATAACTATTCATACCAATACGTTCCACTCAGAGGACTCACTAAAGAAACTCTGCAATACTACAACGTTCAATCAAAAATTGATGGGGAAGGTAAACCCATCGAGATTGCCTTCCCCTACACACCTGACACTCTAAAGATCCGTAGCCTTACTGAAAAGGCTTTCTGGTCTAAAGGAGATATGAAAAGTGCAACTCTCTTCGGTAAAGACAAATTCCCAAAAGGAAGCGCCAAAAGCATTACCATCACCGAAGGTGAGTTCGACGCGCTTTCCGTATACCAAATGCTTGGGAGCTCATACCCTGCTGTCTCAGTCCGCTCTGCGTCTTCTGCTGGAGCAGACTGCAACCACGAACGAGACTACCTAAACTCCTTCGATAAGATCTACCTTTGCTTTGACAACGATGAACCTGGTCGCAAAGCTAAACAAGCTGTAGCCCGTCTCTTTGACTTCAACAAAGTCTACGACATCGACTTTTCAGGTTCTGAATACAAGGACGCTAATGATTTCCTAGTTGCAGATAAGACGGATGTCTTCCGTAGGATCTGGTGGAACTCCCGTAGGTTCCTCCCAGAAGGCATCATCTCTTCCTTCTCTGAGTTTGATTCTATTATCGACACTGAGAAGCAAAAAGAAGCAGTCTCGTTTCCTTTCCCGACTGTTCAAGAGATGACCTATGGCATCCGCACCGGGGAGGTGGTGCTTGTTACCGCACTGGAAGGTATCGGAAAGACCGAGATCCTTCGCGCTATCGAGTACCACCTCCTCAAGACGACAGACTCCAACCTTGGTATCATTCATCTCGAAGAAGATAAGAGTCGTCTTCTCAAAGGTCTAGCAGGATATGAACTTAAACAGCCCGCCCATCTCCCCGACACTCCATTCTCTCGGGACGAGATTAAAGATGCTCTGCACAAAGCTGTTCGCATTGATAATCGACTCCATATATACAACCATTTCGGGTCTGACGATCCTAATACTATTCTTGACATCATTCGCTTTCTTGTTGCTAGTTGCAACTGTAGGTATGTTTTCTTCGATCACATCACGATGGCGGTCTCCGGCTTGGGAGACGAAGACGAACGAAAAGCGCTCGACTATCTATCCACGCGTCTGGCGATGATGGTCCAGGAGCTAGACTTTGCACTCATACTTGTAAGTCACGTTAACGATGAAGGTAAAACACGCGGTTCAAGAAATATTTCGAAGATTGCGAATTGCTGGATTCATTTGGACAGAGATCAACAAGCTCCAACAGAGGAACAACGAAACACTACTCATCTTACATTTAAAAAGAATCGATTTGGGGCACGTACAGGTCCAGGAGGTAAACTCCTTTTCGATCTATCCACCTTCATGATTGAAGAAGTTGATCCCCAGAAGATGACTTTACCTCCGGTGAATCCATGATAAACCTTAACCAAGTTGAAAGAGTATTCAATCGTGTAAAAGAAACATTAAATACCGATGTTCTTGTCGCAGGAGGTTCAATTCGAGACTACCTGTCAAACAAAAAAGCGTACAAAGATTTAGACATTTTCATTCGAACAGATGAATCTTTACACTTCCAAGAACAATGTAATAAACTATCCAAGTACTATGGTTTAGGGCAATCACTGTCGAACGAACAACTAGAAACGCCCGATTATCGAAGTAACCCAGCTATTGTAGAAGTTGTTAATTTTAAAATACGTTTCGGGATGGATCTTCAATTAGTTGGAGTCCGAAATGCTGGTATTAATTTTCCAAAGGGAGTCTTTTCATCGTTTGACTTTAACATAAATTGTTGTGGGTACAACGAAACAGGTGTCTTAGACACACCTGAAGCTATGATGGATCGGCTCACAAAAACATTTACTATTCGTAACGTTTATTCTGGACACCAGTTAGTGCGTTTAATTGACAAGTACAAACGGCTAACGGAAACCAAGTATCCCAATTTTAAATTAGCCTACACTCAGGGAGCCTTCCATGATCATAACCCCTAAAGAACTCGCCCACAGATGGAACTGCTCTGTGTTCCATATCTACAAGCTTGTCCGTGAGGATAAGCTCCCTTATTTCAAGATCGGTAATCGTATTATTCGATTCCGAACAGAAGCAATTGACGCCTACGAATGTCAACAAACGAACGGCTCGTCCTCTACCGAGGCAAATGGAGCCTCTATTCCCGCAGCGAGACTGGCAGCCCCATACGGCGATCCCTTGGCACGTCAGACCGAGCAGAGGCAGAGCGAAGGGTTGCAGATCTCAAGGCCCTCCAGTCTCTTCGTTCCACCCCTAAACTCAGGACGATAGCTGACTACTACTATACACCAGGTTTTCTCCTACCCGCCTTCGTAAAGCAGCAGAGGCACTAGAACTGTAATGAGATTCAAAGATTTTATTGCCAAGGTTGATCCTCAGCCCCGCCCTAAGCCTAAGTTTAAGCCAAAAGAATGGGTGCCTGGTGCACTCTATCGATGGTCTGGTGAAACTAGAACTTTTACAATTAGGAACATCCTTCCGTATTACCAATTTGTAGGTGGCAGTAGAGTTAACTCTGCCTCCGACCGTCCAGTTGTAATTAGTACAGAAGGTCATGCAAACTTTCAAGACACTTGCGAGCTAGTCTAATGAACTTTAAATTGTTTATGCAGAAGATTAATCCTGTAAAACATCCACCTAAGCTTCCTGGACTAATCCCTGAGCAAACGTGGAGGATACCTAGATATCGTAATGGTAGGATAAACTGGGATCGTGTTCTTCTTCAGACTAGAGTTCGTATTCCTAATTACATCGATGGTGGATATTGGGAAGGGGTGTTTGAAGGCATTAGACCTAACGGTAGAATTCAAGTATTGTGTGATGACAATTGTGTTGAATACGTAAATCGTTCTAGTGTGGAGATTATTTGATGGACATTGACGCGAAGAAGATCAAGGAACTGTGTGAGCGACTTGAAACACGCCAAGAGTATTATAACAACTTCTTATTCGAAACCGTTCCTGCCGATAACGATGCACTAGAAGCCGCCGCCCTGATCCGCTCCCTCTCCCTCCGCGTGGAGGCAGAGAAGCGGGCGAGGGAAGAGGCCGAGGCCGCCGCTTTGATTCGCTCTTTTCTTACTTCTCAAACATCTTCTATTAAACCAAAACCATTTACCAACAAAGCTTGTGATTATGACCGTTGGTAATGGTGGGCGGTAGTGGGGTTGAACCACAAGAGTATCTAGAAAATTTTGGAATTTATGATATGTACAGTCATGGAGGAGGACAGATGGCCAAGATCGTCTACCGGTCGCTACAACCCAAAGCGGCTTCAGCCGCGAAGGGTAGCAAACTGGCTGTGAAAAGAGTGACCGCGCCAGACGGAACCAAGATGACCATTTATAAGGTCGACGCCGACAGCCCGAAGTTTGGGAGCGAGTTGACCATTGCCTTCAAACGAAGCGTTGCAAAGGCGCGACGCGAAAATAGCGAACTTGGAATGAAAGTCTCCAGAGTTAGCGCCAAGGCTTGAAAAGCAATTAATGTTTGTAGTCGTAGACACAGAAACAGAACAGCTTGTCAATCCCCAAAAACTCTGGCTAGTCGTTTGCACTGAGGTTGAGACGGAGAAGGTCCATGTCTTTCGAAACCTCCATGACCCGTCTGGGAGTGTGGATCGAGAACGATTTGCTGCCTTTGCTCAAAAGGTTAGCGGATGGATTGGCCACAACATCATTGGCTTTGATTGGGCTGTTCTTGACCGTCTTGCTGGGATGTCTATCCCTCGCGATAAGGTTATGGATACCCTTGTTATTAGTCGTTTGCTTAACGCTGGTGTACCTGGTGGTCACAGCCTAGAGGCTATCGGTGAACGACTAGGGTATCATAAGATATCCTTTAGTGATTTCTCTCAGTATTCCAAAGAGATGGAAGAGTACTGCATAAGGGATACTCTTGTTACCCTTAAGTTTTTTAAGTCTATAGAGCAGTATCTTTACTCGTCTCAATGGAAAGATAGCTTAAGGCTAGAACATGAGATAGCTTTTATCTGTGAAGAGATGAAAGCTAATGGCTTTCACTTTAACTTTAAGGAAGCCCAAAAGCTATACCAAGAGATATCTGCTAAAGTAGAAACCTTAAGTAATATCCTTAGTAGTAGTTTTCCTCCCAAAACCTCCTTAGTTAGGGAGATAACTCCTAAAGCTACTAAACATGGGACTATCTCTAAGGTAGACTTTAGATGGACCGATGACCTAACCCCTTACCAAGCTGGCTGTCCGTTTTCTCTAATCGAATGGGTACCCTTCAACCCAGGCTCCCCAAAGCAAGTCGTAGAGCGGTTGAACGAAGCTGGCTGGTCTCCCTACGAAAAGACCAAAGGGCATATCCAGGCAGAGCGGGAATGCAACCACGAGAAGCTGGCCCATTACGCGGTGTATGGGTACAAGGTGTCAGAGGAGAATCTCAAGACCCTTCCTAAAGATGCCCCAGAAGCGGCTAGGAAGCTCGTGGAGTGGCTTACTCTCAACAACCGAAAGACAGTCCTAGAAACATGGTTTAAAGCAGTACAAGTACATGGAACAGATAGTGAACCTAAGCCCGTCCTACCGGATATGTTACAACCAATGGGGAGTGTTTGTTCAGAAACGCTCTCTCAACAAGGTAGCTCGGTACAGCGGCAGCTCGACAAGTCGCTGGAAGAATGTGTGGACCCTCCTATTTGTGAAGGAAAAGTAACACACCGCATCCACGGTACCTTCACTCCCATAGGGGCCTGGACTCACCGGATGAGCCACAGCAACCCCAACATGGCTAACATCCCAGCAGGCGACAATCTGTATGCCCATGAAATGCGAGCCCTGTGGGGAGTGCCAAAGGGTAAACTCCTGGTAGGTGTGGATGCTGACGGTATCCAGCTTAGGGTTCTAGCCCACTACATGAACGATCCTGAGTTCACCAAGGCTCTGGTGGATGGGAAAAAGGAAGACGGTACTGACGCTCATACGCTAAACATGCAGGCTCTTGGTCCTGTTTGCAAAGACCGAGATACAGCCAAGACCTTTATCTATGCGTGGCTTCTTGGAGCTGGGATTGCTAAAGTAGCTCAGATTCTCAATTGTAAAAACAATGAAGCCAAAGAAGCTGTTACCTCTTTCCTGAATCGGATTACCGGGCTAAAGTATCTTAAGGAGGAAGTGATCCCTCGGGACGCTAACCGAGGATATTTCATAGGGCTCGATGGACGAGCAGTAATCTGTGATTCAGAACACCTAATGTTGGCAGGCTACTTACAGAATGGAGAGTCAGTCATCATGAAGCGAGCCAACGTACTCTGGAGGAATCGTCTACTAAAAGAAAAAATACCATTTAAACAAGTAGATTTTGTACATGACGAATGGCAAACAGAAGTTCCAGATGACTTAGAACTCGCTACATACATAGCCAAAATACAAGCTGATTCAATCAGACAAGTAGGTGAAGACCTGAAACTTAACTGCCCTATGGCAGGCTCTATCCTCAACCAACACAAGCAACTCGCCATCGGCGCTAATTGGAGCATCACACACTAAATGGCCCTTTACCAGATTACATTCTCGTTCCTTGATCCGACTACGGCTATGGGAACTATCTCTGCCAACAGTGAAGAGGAGGCAATTAATATCCTGAAGTCACAGATTGAATCTAAGGTTCAGAACCTTACGATTGATTCTGTGGAAGAAATCGACATCGACCAGGTTACTCTCGGCTCGACCGAGGCAGCCTCTGAAACTATCAACTAATCTTAATAGGAACAACTTTAGAATATGGCTACCAAGTTTATTGATCTTACTGGTACGGTGAAGTGGGCTAAGGTCCGTAAGCCGGATGAAAAGTATAACAACTGGACTGTTAACTTCTACCCTGATGACCGCTCTTGGAAGATCTTCCAGGATTCTGGCCTTCAGATTCGACCAAAGGATGATGAGGATGGTAAGTTCGTCATCTTCCGCCGACCGGCAGAGAAGGTTATCAAGAGTGAACTGGTTAAGTTTGATCCTCCTAAGGTGTGGGATGCAAGCAACCAGCCCTTTGATGGCATCATTGGTAACGGTTCTTCCGCTACTGTGAAGGTTGCAGTTTACGATACTGTCAAAGGCAAGGGCCACCGGTGGGAGGCTATCCGAGTTGACAAGCTCGTAGAGTACATCCCTCCGGAAACAGCTGCCAGCAGCAGCGATAGTGGAGAATCTACGGGAGCCAGTGCTCCTAAGCCGCTTCCTTTCTAAGGCGCATTTAGAAAGGTAGGAACCCTGGGGGATGAGGGCTACAACCCTTGCCCTCAGGGACTTCATTAATGAAATGGCATCGTAGATTCCTTGAACTTGCCGATCATGTTGCTACCTGGTCTCGTGACCCTAGTACTCGTGTGGGTGCTGTTGTCGTTAGACCTGATCGAACAGTCGCCTCGATGGGGTACAATGGCTTTCCTCGTGGCGTCGATGATACTCCTGATCGTTACAACGAGAGATCTGTAAAGTATCAGTTCACTTGTCACGCAGAGGCTAACGCTATTGTTTCGGCTAAAGAAGATCTTTCTAGAGCTGTTCTCTATAGCTCTCCTCTTCATCCTTGTAATGAATGTGCTAAATTGGTTATTCAATCTGGGATTAAAACTGTGGTGACACAAGCCCCTACTGAAGAACGATGGGCTGATTCATTTAAAATTGCTTCTCAAATGTTTGAAGAAGCTGGAGTAGAAGTAATCTATATTGACTAAGACAATTGATACCCTAGTAGAAGATATCTATACCCTCTTTGACTCCGACAAGGAATTCGACGCTAGCCGAGTGGATGGGTTTGGGGCCAGGTTGGCAACTCACATCCACAACCGAATCAACGAGACTAGCCGAGCTCCAACGCTACGCCTATCTAACATTGGCACGGAGTGTCAACGTAAACTTTGGTACAGTATCAACAAGCCAGAGACCGCTGAACCCCTCTCCAAGCAGACCCGATTCAAGTTCCTCTTTGGAGACATCCTCGAAGAACTCCTTCTCTTCCTGGCAGAAGAAGCTGGACACAGCGTCGAAGGCAGGCAAACTACCCTCACAATTAACGGAGTAGAGGGCCACCGTGACGCTATTATTGACGGTAGGCTGGTCGATGTTAAATCTGCTAGCACTATGTCTTATCGTAAATTTGAGTCAAACGGTCTTCGAGGCAATGATCCTTTTAACTACCTGGATCAACTTGGGAGCTATCTTGCCGCTTCTGTTGACGATCCTCTTCTACTTGAAAAGGATGTAGCTTCTTTCCTAGTAGTGGACAAGACCCTTGGGAATATTTGCCTTGACACTTACCCAAAGACTGACGTAGATTACCATAAGAAGGTAGATGATCTACGGGAGATGCTCAAGCAGCCTGAGCCTCCTGCACAAGCCTACCTCCCCGTTCCTGATGGCAAGTCAGGTAACATGAAGCTTGGTACTCAGTGCTCCTATTGTTCCTTCAAGCACGAGTGCTTTCCTAATCTCCGTACATTCCTTTACGCCTCTGGTCCTACGTTCCTGACTCACGTGGAACGTACACCTAAGGTCGTTGAAGTCACTAAAGACGGTACCATTATTGCCCAAGAAGAAGAAACCAATTAACCCAGACAAGCTTAAAGGCAGTTGGGAACCAGAGGTTCTCAGAGGTCTTAAGGCCCTACAGACTGAACTTAAGTACCAGGTTGAATACGAAACTGATAAGTTCAAATACGTTATCGAGCATACCTACACTCCCGACTTTGTAATTACAAGAGAGGATGGTTCTAAGTTCTACATTGAAGCGAAAGGATATTGGGATCGAGTAGACCGAGCTAAGTACCAACACGTAAGGGAACAAAATCCTGAGGCAGACATTAGAATGCTCTTCCAGGGTAACAGCAAACTTCACCGCTCTTCGCCTACTAGGTACTCTGACTACTGCGAAAAGCACAACATCCCTTATGCAGTGAAAGTTATTCCTAAAGAATGGTTCTCTAATTGACTTCCCATTTGGTTATTCCTGATCAACATGCCCACTATCAACATCACAATAAGCGGGCCGAGTGGCTCTCAGCTCTTATCCACGATCTTAAACCGGACGTGGTCATCAACATCGGAGATGGGGCAGATATGCCATCTCTTTCCGGATATGATAAAGGACGTAAGTCTTTCCAAGGACGAACATACCGGGCAGACATTGATGCGCATCTCGACTTCCAAGACAGGCTTTGGTCCAATCTTCGACGCTATAAGAAGCGACTTCCCAGATCTATCTATCTCATCGGAAATCATGAACACCGGATCTCTAGAGCCATTGATCTACAACCCGAACTGGAAGGAGCAATCTCTCTAGATGATCTGGACCTTGATCACCACTATGATGAAGTGGTTCATTACGAGGGTGGTACCCCCGGCACTATTACTGTTGATGGCATTCAGTATGCCCATTATTTCGTTAGTGGAGTTATGGGTCGCCCTATCGGTGGAGAGCATCAGGCAACTTCTCTACTTACCAAACGTTTTACCTCTAGTACTTGTGGTCATTCTCATCTCGCAGATTTCTCTGTCCGTACTAATGGTAAGGGCCGCAAGATCATGGGAGCGGTGGCTGGTGTTTACCAGGACTATGAATGTGACTGGGCGGGAGTAACTCAAGACCTTTGGTGGAAGGGTGTCCTGTACAAGCGTAACGTTGAGGATGGTGTCTACGATCCTGAATTCATTTCACTGAATACGATTAAGAAGGCTTATAAAGACCATGTGTGGTGAAACCACGTCTAGCAGCGGAGCTGCCTATGTATGGTGATCCTGACTTTAGCTCAGATCTCCAGAAGCTCCTAGACAAGTACTCAATGGATGAAATCCTAGAGCGTAATGAGATTGATCCTTTGACCGTTCTTTTGATTCTTGTTGACTATGGGTTTAATCAGCTTCTCGATGACCAATCGGAATAACCCCCGGGACAAATACCGTCCTAGAAATCCTATTGCAAAACACCTCATGGATGAACGTGAAGGTATCTACCGACTGAAGACTGTGCCTCCTAAAGAACGCTACCGTCGTCAGAAGCTCCATCCAAAAGATATAACCTTTGAAAGGGAAGATGAATGAATGTGTTTGTCGGAATCGTTAAAACCGATTCATGTGACAAGTATGTAACTGTCCATAGATCACGACCTAATCCTACTGGTCTCATCGAGGCGATCTGGAAAAGCGAACAAGCAGAAAGCCTTCAGTGGTACCTTGAAACTTGCAGTGTCGAAATCTTTGAGACAAAAATAGAAGAATGAACATCAAGACTGAAACCCATACCATCACCATCTCACATGATAATCTGGAAGCTGCTGTAGTTCAGTTTCTCCATGCAAACAGACTTATTCCTCTTGAATGGGACATCCTTGAAGTTGACTTCGGTGTTCCTGTAGACAGCAATGGGCATGTAGAATTCGACATGACTGTAGCTGTTCCTGAAGAAAAACGTAAGCCCAACCTTAAAGTAATTTCAAATGATACACCGACTCAGCTTACTCTTTTTAACGTTTAGTATTGCAGCAATGACTAGTGGTTGTCTTGCTTATGAAATTGCTAAGTGTGGTGTTGGACAAGTATGCAGGCTGAACTAATCGATCATATGGGCTCTGACCTTACAGTGGTCAATGCAGCCCGAGTTAGCTTTGATAAAGAATCTGAATGGGAATACGGAGTAAAATGGGATGGCAAACTCGAACCTGGCACCGTGGTTAGTGTCTCCCAATCCCTATCTGAACGCGATAACCGCCTTATCCATTACCTCGCTAGCCACAAGCATTGGACTCCATTCAGCCATCCACAGGTCACTCTTCGGGAAACCGTCCCCATTTTTGTGGCCAGACAGCGATTCAAGCACGTCGTGGGATTCAGCTATAATGAAGTCAGTAGAAGATATGTAGACTCAATTCCTGAATTTTATGAACCTAAAATTTGGAGAGCTAGAGCAGAAAACAAAAAGCAAGGGTCATCTGATAAACCTATCGAAGACAAATGGGTCCCCGCTTATTGGATGGAAGTTACAGAAACCTGTATGAATGCTTATACAAAGATGCTTCAAGCCGGTGTCGCTCCAGAACAAGCTCGTATGGTCCTTCCTCAATCCATGTACACCTCCTACTATGTCACTGGTTCCCTGGCTGCATGGGCTAGGGCATACACCCTTCGCTCCCAGCCTGACGCTCAACAGGAGATCCAGGCACTGGCAGCCCAATG